CTCTATATTTACCGGTTGGAATCCTTTAAATTCATTAATACCAGATAACTTCTTAATGTAATCTAATTCATCCATATTATTTTGTCACACTTTGCTTGCTGATTTCTTCTTCGTCGTCTTTGTCGCTAAAGTTGGGTTCTTCTTTCTTTTTAGGATTTAGAAGTTCTTCACCACGTTTACGACTTGCAGCACTTTTGGCTTGTTGACGTTCCCAAGCACGTTGCATACGAACGGCCGCAGAGGTTGCTTCCGCTACACCTTGTATTTTACGTTTAGATAACTCTTGCTGTAGTGCCTGTAGTTTGTTAGGAGCACGGGCAATGGCATTGCGAATATCGCCTGCTACTTTTTTTGGAAGTTTAGCAAGTATGTCATTGACGATTTGTTCAACTTGTGCATTTTGTTGTCCGGGAACTTTGCTTTTCTCAGGCTTAACTTCAGGGTCATCATACTCGTCGTCTGTATCGTCTTCTGCTTCTAAATTGGCAAGATAAGATTCGTATTCTTCTCTACGAGAGTTCCAACTGTAGGCAAACTGTGTTAGGCTTTGATCACCCATCTGTTTGCCCATCTTGAATAATATAGGAGGCAATGATCTGCTGATTTCTGTAAATGTAATACGACTTTCACGATCTTCGCTAGCGTCTTTTAAATAGTTGATCAATGGCGCAGCATATCTTGGTGATTGTTTAGACAGTGCATACAAGTCGGCCTGTAGTTTATCAAAGTAGAAGTTGTGAAACCATTGAGCACTTTGCCCAACAGCATTGCGGTGGAAGCCTTTTAGTGAACCGTTGTTTTCCACCCAACGTTTGGCCATGGCTTTTAGTTTGCCGTATAATTGTGTTATAGGTTCGCCATTGGTAGCAATACTTTTTAATGTGCTAGGTAACGATGGACCTTCACCTAATGAAATTTCAGCCACGGCCTGTTTGGCTTTCTTGGCATTTTTGGCCGCAGGCACAGCAGCCATACGTTGTTTGGCCTTGTTCATTAAGTCCATTACTTCGTCGTCGCTGAGATCATCGGGCATGGCATCTCGCCATACTGCAAATTGTTCTTCTTCACTTTTGTCAGGATCAGTCAACACTGCTCGCATGGGAGTAGCACGTGGGCCTTGTTGGTAATCTGGCGCTGCTGGATCACTGCCTGGTGCCTTGGTATCTTGTCTAGAAATTATTTCTAGATCTTTTAAGCCTGCTCGCTGATAGGGGGGAACTCCGGACTTATCGGGATTAGTTAAGAAACTAAAAGAATCTTTTTCTAACTCCCCTACAACTAAAATAACTTTACTAAATCCGTCTTCGGCAATTTTGGCCAACACTTTATCTAACGTACTAGCGTCTGCAGATGCTACACTGAACACTTCTGCATTTTGCGGAAACACTTTTCTATAAGTGGCTAGTTTTTCTTCGGGAGTCAGTGGATCATCTTTGGTCTTGGTAAATGTAGGCCTGTCTGCCCACGGTTGACCAGTTGCAGGGTCCACAAGACTGGTTCTTGACACTACAAAATATGCCTTGGCATCCATTTCTTGTGCATGATGTAACACAGCCCTTGCCAGTAACATATGTCCCTTGTGGCCCATACCACGACCCCAGCCTAACACTGCGGTGTTGTTTTGACTAGTTTTTGCAATTTCTTCAAACAGTTGACGTAATAACATATTAATCTTTCCTTGGAGCCCATGTGGCTTGATCAATAGCTTTAACGTGTTGACCAGTTACGGGATCTATATACACATACCCTTCAGGTTTGGTTTGTCTAATGCCGCTGTGTGTTCCAGCACTGGCTCGTCTGTGCATGTCCATCTTGGCTGCACTAAGTTTTTCCACAGCAGTTAACACCGCATCTAAGCCTGGATTATTTAAAATTTCTGTTGTTCTTGATCTAGGAATTTTTTTAGCATCCATGGCATTTTCAGCCCATGCTTTGAACTTTTCTTTAACTCCGGCTACTCGCAGATTTTCGTTATAGAATTTATACAGTATATCACCAAACAAGTTAACAACTTCTTCTTCACCGCTAGGACCGGGTCGCTTGCGTTGTAGGAAACTGTCAATAGCCTGCTCGTTTTCATCAATAAAAGCATTAGCATCGTTCAACAAGTCGGTATCGATGCCGGGTGCTTGCTCTACATAGGTAGTACCTTGAACTATAACGTCTGGGGTTGACAACCCTTCCGCATCGGGATATCTGCCTTCATCGCTACCAATTGATTGATAATATCCTGTGGCAGCAACCATCAACTTGGCACCTTTGATACGTTTACCTAGATCACTGTTTTTGCCGATATGAAATCCGGAGATATTAGGAGAAAATTCATACTCTCCGGTTTTGGGATTTAGTATTGCTTGCGCAGGTTTACCATTGGGTTTTCTGCCAGGATAAAATAATAGGCCGCCTTCTAAGAATCCTTCCTTAGGACTGACTTGTTCAAAGTAAGGCCATAGATCGGCAAGTTGATTGGCATAGGCCTGTCTTTGTTTTTCTTTACCTGGTTCAGTTTTACCTGTTCCTAGAATAAAGTTTTTAATATCGTTGGGGCTAGACATCAGTGTAGTTACACCTTCTCCGGCCTGTGTTTTACCGCGCTTTAAATATTCCCAAGCATTTTTAGGTATAAGTCTAAATGTACCATCTTCGTCGCGTCCCCAATACACTACAGGACTGCCATCCCATTTAATTTCGTTGGCACCGCCAGTGCTGGCCATGCCTTGTATAATTCTCACAGCAGCACGACCACCTTCGGCACCAGCAGGTATATTCTTTGATGGTATACCTGTAAAGATTAAATCTTCGACGTGTTGATACTTACGTCCAACAGTTGGTGCAGCAGATTCTTTGAGAACAAATTCACGAAATCTCATATCAATTTGTTCCTCATACGCACAAACCATTCGTTGGTACCAACATCGGGGGTAGCAGCCTGCCAACTGGAACTGGCTTTGGCCTTGGCAAATATTTCATTGCGTTTGGCTTCATCGGGAATTGCAGCCATGATACTTTCTACACTTCCTAGGTCAGCAGCAGTTGCATTATTACCCAACAAATAACGTGCAATGTCGTCTAACTCATCACTTAAAAACTCGTTCTTTTTACCGGCAGCATCACGTTTGTAAAGCCCTTCATCTGGACTCCACAATAGTCCTTGACTGCTGGCCAGCGTGTTCATCATCATTTGTTTATTAACACCTTTGTATGGACTGCCTTTGGGTATGTTATGTATATGAAATTTATAAACTCTAGCCGCGTTTTTAACTACCTTTATGTCTACTTGATGATACTCATCACCAAACGGTAGTTTTACATGCACAGTTACAGCAATACGTCTAGTTTCTAAACCTTGTTCCTGTAGATATTTTTCTAATTCAATACGAATTTGTTTTGAATCTTCTACTTCAAAAAATTCAGCGGCAATATCTAAATCAACCATAACATCTAAATCGCCGCTCATTTTTCCAGGTGTTGGAGTTGCGCCACTGCCTATCCTGTAGATATTGAGACCAGTACCTTGTAGATACTTTTCTAATTCTTTTTCTAAATCCTCAGCAATGGCCTGATCAAACGCTGTGCATTCCGGCCATATGTTTCCGCCTTCAGTTAACATCATCGTAATGGCCTTCTTCAATATTTTTTAATTCTTGTCTATGAAGAGTTTCACAGATTTCTTTTACTAATTCTTCGTCTAATTCATTTGGTAAGTTTTTTTCTTCGTTGAACGTTTCTTTGTATACTTTGTAAGCATGATTTACCATTGCTTCAAACGCTTTGGCCGTGAATTTGGTCTTATTGATTTTGGCTTCTTTTACCTTCATGACAAAAGGATAATAATTTTTCCTGTAGAATTCAGGATCGTTGTTCATAAAGTATTGCAGATCGTCTGCTAGATCAAAACTAGGAGAAAACGCTTCTTCAAAACCGGGACTAAAAATTTCAAATATTTTCATAAATTTGCACCATCGAAAAGACGACTATGCATTATTTATCGAGTATCTGAGATTAGGTTAGTGGTTTAGTAAAACAAAATTCACTGTGCCGTCGGTGTAAGTGATAACACAACGTAGCCATACGAAATTGCCAGTGAAGTTTTGCAGCACAGATACGTTGGTATTGGTCAAATACACTAGATCAGTGCTGTCTATGTCAAACCAGTCAGCAGATACAGGATCAATAGCCAATGCACCTTGCATCTTAAATGTTCCTATAAATCCAGTGAATTTTAGTTGAACTGTGTGTAGCCCGTCACTGCGGCCGTAATAACCGTCACCTTTGAATTTTTCACTGGTAATTGTTACCACTGAACTGTCAGATGGATGACTGTTACTTGAGACTAATGTGCTGCTTAATACTGGCATAGTAATTATTTAGTTAGGTTTATAATTTTATCAATTCTCAGTATATCGCTGTTAACGAACATCTTAACCATAGACATAGTGGCATCGTCTTTGACATAGAAGTAAAACCCTCCCCTACTGCGATCTTTGCAGAGATTGGTTTTACAAGTTTTAGTCATCTTAATCTTGTTTATCTTTGCACTCCAATCTACAAAACTGCTGTAGTTTTTTTTAGTTTTGCCCAGCGTGACTTTGTAAGTAAAAGGAACCCGTTTTAATATTATTTCACCTGTGTTGATCACAACATTGTCGGGCGGCCCGCACATGTATTTTGTACGGCTTACATCTAAATTGGCCATAGTCACTGCAGAATCCAAGTGATTGGTGTAGAAACTCAATAGAGGTTGTTCAATTCTCAAATCATAGTCGCTGAAACTTTTTAATAAATTCAATACCTCAACAGAATAGAGATAGTCTGTTGGATTTTTGATATTGAGACATTGATATTTGGGAAGATCATCCGAAGCATATTTTTTCAACATTTGGTCAGCATGGTCAGTGTTGTTTCCCCTAAACCATGCCGCCACTGGACAAATTATCACAGTTTTATATCTGTATACGCCATTAAATAGTTTTTGACTATTTTTAACTTTGATCTGTTGGAGATTGCTCATGGTATTCTAATTTAGCAATTTTAACCTTTGGAGTTATGATCAACTGATTGTCAGCAATACCAATGGTGATCATGCCACCGTTCTTAAGATCTCCAAACAACATCATCTTGGCCAACGGGCGTTTGATTTCTTTGTCAATGACTCGTTGCAATGGTCTTGCCCCCATTTTACTATCAAATCCTTGTTTGACCAACCAATCTACGGCCTCGTCACGCAGTTTAATTTTGATGCCTTTTTCTTGCACTTGATCCCTAAGTTCAACCATAAACTTACCAACAATTTTAATCATTGTTTCTTTACTGAGTTTGGCAAACGTAATGATACCGTCTAAGCGATTACGGAATTCTGGTGCAAAAAACTTCTTGATATCAGCATCACTATAATCTTTTTCTTGTTGTCCAAATCCTATGTGATTCTTCTCACTGGCCTGTGCGCCAGCATTGGTAGTCAAAATCAACACAATATTACGACAGTCTGCTTTTTTGCCATTTGATCCAGTGATAAATCCATTGTCCATCATCTGCAACAAGATAGTTGTGACATCGGGGTGTGATTTTTCAACTTCGTCAAACAACAACACAGCATTGGGGTTTTCTTGAATCTGCGTGATCAGCAAGCCTGCGTTTTCTTCAAATCCTACATAACCGGGAGGTGAACCAATCAGTTTACTTACACTGTGTTTTTCTTGATATTCACTCATGTCAAAACGCAATAACTTAACACCAAGATGCTTACTCAACGATTTAGCAGTCTCGGTCTTGCCGCAACCAGTTGGCCCCATGAACACAAACGATCCAACGGGTTTGTTTTCTGATTTAAGACCTGCACGAGCCACAAGAATTTTATCAACAACAGTCTCAATAGCAGAATCTTGCCCATACACCTCATTCTGCAAGTTGCTCATTAAATTACTAAGATTACTGGATTCAGATTCCATAATTACTTCAGCAGGCAGTTGAATCATTTTACTAAGTTCAAATTGAATTTCTTCTTCACCAATGACTCGATCGCCTGCCAATTTAATATTAAATCGTGAACATGCACAGTCAATCAAATCAATTGCCTTGTCCGGTAATTTTTTATCTGTTTGATATTTGACACTGAGTTTGATTGCCGCTTGAATAGCGTCGTCTTTGATCTTGACCTTGTGGAAATCTTCATAGTATTTCTTAATACCTTTGAGAATCTGCACAGACATTTCTTGTGTCGGCTCGTCAACAGTGATGCGCTGGAATCGACGCATTAGGGCACGATCTTTTTCAAAGTGCTTGCGATATTCTTCCCAGGTAGTTGATGCTACCACTTTAATATTACCTTTGCTCAATGCAGGCTTCATCATGTTGGCAAGATCGTTGGCACTGTTGGTAGCAGACCCAGCACCACTGATCATGTGTGCTTCATCAATGAATAACACAGTCTTGCCTTTTTTCTGCAGAGCCGCCAACACCAGTTTAAATCGTTCTTCAAAATCACCACGATATTTGCTGCCAGCCAACATGGCAGATATGTCTAGGTTGTACACAGTGTAATTTTTAAGAAATTCTGGAACAGCACCGTTGACAATATTAAACGCTAGTCCTTCTGCAATGGCAGTTTTACCAACACCCGGGTCGCCTACTAAGATAACATTATTTTTACTACGACGACCCAATGCCAGCGCAATATTTTCAAGTTCTTCTACTCGTCCGATAACAGGATCAACTTTGCCTTTGGTTACCGAGTCATTAAGATTGGTTGTAAATGCTTTAAGTGCTTTGGTTGACTGACTTTCTGTTTCGTCATCTGTGCTGTCTAATTCGTTGTTCAAATAGTCAGCAAATTTGTCTTTGTCAATGTTGGCCTGTTGTATATAATAGAATGCAAAGGATTTTTTCTCACTCATAATGGCAAGAAATACATCAGTACATTCAATTTTTTGACGTCCGTTAAACAGAACCTGGGTAAATGCACGATTGAGAGCACGTTCAACGGCTTGCGTTTTCTTAGGCTTAGTTACACCTTCTGGTATCACAATCTCAGTCAACTTGTTTTTAAGATAGTGTTCAAGATTTTTACGTATGTAATCAGTATCTGCACCAAATCCAGAAACACATTTGCTAAATGATTCTTCGCATAACATGGCAAAACATAAATGTTCTAATGTAATATACTCATGATTTAATTTTTTAGCAACATCTATAGCCTTATCAAACACCATTTGCAGTTCGCTACTAGGTTCTACCATTTTGTTTTTCCTTTAATACAAGATTTATTTTATTATAACAGACTTTTTATCAACAATCAACCGGTGGATTTTTTGTGATTATTAAATTCATTTTGTAATTTCAGTATTCGATCAACTAAAATAATGTCGGTTATTTCGGGCACATTGACAGTTACCTTAACCAACAGATCACCAGTTCTTCCGTTGGTTGAATTGTTAAACCCACGACCCTTGCATGCAAACTCAGTGCCATGCTGTGTACCCGCTCGTATTTTTAAATCTAACTTGGTTCCATCTAATGATTGAATTTTTTTATTACATCCAATCATTGCTTCGAACACAGAGATCTGCAACATAAAAATTATGTTGTCGCCTACCCTTTGATACAGCGGATCCGATTCAACTATCACAGTGACATTTAAATCCCCACGTGGAAGATTTGGATGTGCATCGTCACCTAATCCTTGATATTTGATAGTTTGTCCATGACTGATACCTGGAGGTACATTAATTGCCACTGTTTGTTTTTTACCTGAGGGCAATGTGTAGGTTGCTTCAAGTTGTTTTCCTAAAAAACTGTCCTTGAATGACACCTTGCAATTAATGTTTAAATCTCTATTTTTTCTCATGCCTTGAGAAAAAGGATCCCATGGACCGCCCTGTTGTCCAAAACTAAATGCTTGGCCAAAAATATCTTCAAATCCGCCAAACCCACCTGTGCGTATATGAATATGTGGCCGATGCAACTGTTCGTTGTCGTATTGTTGTCGTTTGGCAGCATCGCCAAGGGTGTCGTATGCTTGGCTTATTGATTGAAAAGTTTTTTCGTCGCCGCCACGGTCAGGATGATGTTTCATAGCCAACTTTTTGTAGGCTTTTTTTATATCATCCTGCTCTGC